TCTTTGACTGTGTCATTGTGCTACGAACTGAAAGATGCATGTGACAAAAACGCCAAGAATTGGAACACGCAAGTTAATAACTTCTTCCAATTTATGATGGATAATTTTGAAACTGAATTGGTTATTATGGGTACTAAGTTGGCATTGAGCACTTACAAATTGCCATTAGATCCAGATGAAATCAAATGTTTTGATGACTTCCATGCTAAGTTTGGCAAGTATATTGCCCAGGCAACTGAGAAATAAACTGCAAATAATGCTGTTTGACACCTCCTTCGGGAGGTGTTATAATATATACATATAGTAAAGAGGAGCATATATGTCACATACTGATACAGTTATCGATAAGATTATCGTAGCCCGTGTAGGCCTACTACTTCGTCATCCATTTTTTGGTAACTTAGCCACTCGTTTGCAAATTAAAGAAGGCGAAGATTGGTTACCAACTGCCGCTACCGACGGACGTCACATTTATTTTAATCGAGAGTTTTTTGAAAAACTCACAGTTAAACAAGTTGAGTTTGTCATTGCACACGAAATCCTACATAATGTGTTTGATCATATGGGTCGTCGTGAAGGACGTGATGCTAAAATCTTTAACATTGCCGCTGACTATTGTGTAAACGGACAATTGGTACGTGATCGTATTGGTGATCACAACATTCCAGATATCAAAATCTTCCACGATAGCAAGTACTACGGAATGGGTGCTGAGGAAGTCTACGATAAAATCTTTGACGAAATGGACGAAGAGCAACTTAATGCGCTTGGTCAATTGCTAGACGAACATATCGACTGGGGTGAAAAGGATCCAAACGGGAAACGTCCTAGCTATTCAAAAGAAGAGCTAAAACAAATTCGAGACGAGATCCGCGAAGCCACAATGCAGGCTGCACAAGCCGCTGGTGCAGGCAATACCCCTGCAAGTATTCAACGCATGATCAAAGAACTCACTGAGCCTAAAATGAATTGGCGTGAAATACTACGTCAACAAATTCAAAGTACTATTAAGAATGATTACTCGTTTATGCGACCTAACCGCAAAGGTTGGCACATGAGTGCAGTATTACCCGGAACACAACTACAAGACACAATCGATATTTGTATCGGTATTGATATGTCGGGATCAATTGGTGACGAGCAAGCTAAAGACTTCTTATCAGAAATCAAAGGTATCATGGAAGAGTACAAAGACTTTAAAATTAAAGTATGGTGCTTTGATACTAAAGTATACAACGAAGCAGATTTTGATGGTTATAATTTAGACGAATTTAATGACTACGAACCAATGGGCGGTGGTGGAACTGACTTTGATGCCAACTGGGAATACATGAAAGAAAATGATATTCAGCCTAAGAAGTTTATCATGTTTACAGACGGTTATCCTTGGGGTAGCTGGGGCGATGAGAACTACTGTGATACAGTATTCATTATTCACGGCAACGATACTATTGTTCCTCCGTTTGGTGAGTTTGCATACTACGAGTTTGCTAAAGAGGCAGCATGAGTCTTAAAAATGGAAAACCTAATCCATTAAACTATTTCAATCTAAGAAAAGTAGATTTTGCTTGTCCTCATTTCAAGTATACTACTATTGATAGATGTAGTACTGGTTTTGTTCAAGATCTAGATAGTTGGATTAGGAATACTTTAAATAATAGGTATTATTTAGGACAAAATATTGTTCTAGATAATACCAACACTATTGTGTACCACACTTTAGTCGGTTTTGAAAGTGAAAAAGAGCTAAGTTTCTTCAATCTTGCCTGTCCACTTTTACAACAGAGATAATTATATTAGTACATATTAAGGAGATACTATGTCTGACGAATTACAACAAACTGCAGAAGCAACTGTACCGGCTCCAGAAGGCCAAGCATCAACCGATTTAACTATTAATGATCTAAACGCATTAAAAGTTATTATTGATATTGCTAGCTCGCGTGGCGCATTTAAACCAAACGAAATGGTAGCAGTTGGTCAAACTTATACAAAATTGGAAACATTTTTGAACGAAGTAGCAAAACAAGCTGAAGCACAAAAAGCAGCCCAAGCTACTGCACAAGCAGGAGCATAATATGGCCGAACTTAAACACGTAGGTAGAGTTAAAGCTACTAATAAAAAGTGTTTGGTTGCCTATAGAACACTACCGGGCGATGCTTACCATTGCCTGATAGTTCCAACTGAAAATTTGCCTGATGCACACCACGACGCAATTATTAATCTTGTGGAAAGTAGTTCGGGGCAAGAAGCATACGAGTTTGCCGAAGCAATGGATCGTAGCCAATTTTCAGATGGATCTAGAATGCTGCCAGCATTGCACGCCGCTGGTCGTCTAATCAAGGCTCCAACAGCTGATATCGAAATGACTCCAACAACTGGATTCTCAATCCTGTTATCAGAGTTAAATCAGATTATTGCAGAACAACGCGGTGTTGCAGTAGATGAACTTTCTCTTAAGTCAGGTAGTCCAGAAGCTGAGAAGAAAACTGACGACAGCAACACAACTAAAATATCGTTGCCTAGTGTAACTGAAACTACTACTCCGTCAACTCCCGAAGCACAAGCTAAAGAGTATCGCAGTAAGGCAGATAAACTAGCCAAAGAGGCTGCGCAATATCGTAGACTTGCAGAGGAATTGGTTCCGACCAAAAAACTTATAAAGTGAAATACTCGGGAAGAATTCTTCCCAAGGATGTCATAAAAGGTTGGCCAGAGGTCTTTGGTGAGGTACACCTCAATGTGTTACCTCTTAGGTATCTCCACACAGTACTGGTCAATTTTAAAGATGGTAAAACTTGGGAAATAAAGATTACAGCAAAAACAAGAAGAGAAGGTTGGGATTCTTTTAACGAGAATCTCGCCGACTTGATCAGCACTTATAAAGAAAATCTCGACAACATTGATTTTAAACTAGATACAGATCGTGTTAAAACGGATGTTCAAAGATCAACCCAACGATTCCTTAAAAATAAGAAGTTATAAATAATGCATGTTCGATTACTCAGTTACTCCCAACCCACACAGGAATTTGCAGATATTGGCATCCAAGATGCACAGGAACTCATTGCGTATTGCGCCCGTGTGTCCAACCCAAGCAACCAACTTAACACCGAAACATCAGACAAGCTCATCAAGTACTTGGTCAAACACCAGCACTGGAGCCCACTCGAAATGGTCAGCGCCTGCATTGAAATTACCACCACAAGAGACATTGCACGACAGATCCTTAGACATCGTAGTTTCAGCTTCCAAGAATTCAGTCAGCGATATGCTGACCCTACTAAAGACTTGTCGTTTGTATTGCGAGAAGCACGACTCCAAGACACCAAAAACAGACAGAATAGTATCCCCACGTCTGATACTGAATTACAAGTATGGTGGGATGCCAAGCAAAAGTTCATCATTGAACATAGTCGTTTAGTGTACGAGGAAGCTATTGCCAAGGGTATAGCTAAGGAACAGGCCCGTGCTGTATTGCCAGAAGGTCTCACCGAAAGCCGGTTATACATGAATGGTACATTACGTAGTTGGATTCATTTTATTGAATTACGTAGTGCCAATGGCACACAGTTAGAGCATCAGGAAGTTGCTATTGCATGTGCCCAAGTTATCTCAAAGATATTCCCACTTGCCACTGATATAGTAGCCAATCAAAATCATTAATCTTAGCTAGTTCAGTAGGATTATTGGCAAATGTAATCCCATATCGTTTGCCGGCAGTAGCACCTTCTAGGCATTCTGCACTATATTCTCCGTTGGCAATGCTTACCCATGTGGATAATCGTAAATCAGTTTCAGCGTCAACTTGTCCTCTAATAATTCTACTACTTAGTTTAGCACATTCTCTAAATGCACTGCGCCAAGAACTAAATGGATCGGTATTAAATGCCGTAATGTTACTGACTACGTCCATTGCCTTAAATTTTTTACTGATACTTGTAGTCATATCCGGAGCAGTTAAATCCATTGCTAATGTTAATTTTTTCGGTAATAACTTAACTCCGCCATAACCATATTCCAATTTATTCAACGGATTGCGACTGCTCCAAACATGGACTGTATCCAGATTATAATCATCCGGTTGGTAATTAAAATTAAAATCGTCTAGCACAACTGCATCCGCATCAACTACCCAAAACATCTTGGTAAAAGATTTACGTGCTGCTGCTAAATGTGCTTGATGTATGCCTTTAACACCCTCAATTTTTTTAGCTAGTGGGAATCTTTCTTTTAATAGAGAAAAATTTTTCTCCGCATTTGGTTCTTTATAACAGATGAAGATAATATCGTACATTATCGCTTCCTAATAACTCGAGGAGTATTACTATAAACTTTTTTAAAAAACTTACTGCCCTCGTCATCTAAATCAGCCATTTCTAAATTACATTCATGTTTTAGTGTTTCTCCCAACCCCATAATCTCATACGGTAACATCTTTTCAGTGACCGTACTGTATTTGGTTTTCCACTGATCTGTAAGCCATTCAAAATCACGTACATTGCTGTAGTCCCAGTCTGTACAATTGGTCAAGTATGCGCCTTCTCTTGCACCGTACATACTCCATTCGCCATTAGGAACATCCGCACCAATGTTACACCAAATTAATAGTCTGTGATAGTTTTGCCACCATACTTTGCTGAGATCTTTTACCCGAGCTCCTTGATCCAACGACATCTTTACGCCTTCCCTAAAGCCTGCTCTCCAGGCCTGGAACGGACTAGCATTAGTATAACTTTCACTGTAGTTTTCATTAAATTGATAATACCTATTATCAAAACAGAATTCAACTAGCCCTTTGATATCAGTTGGGTCTGAGTTTTCATGTGTGCGCATGTCATTCACGAACTTGCGTGTCCACATTTTTAGACCACCGTTGCCATACATAAGTCCATTAACATGAACACGGCCGCACCAACTGAACACATGATCTGGTGTTAGACCCAATGCATCGATATCTACTTCAACTTCAAAAAATCGCGGATCTACAATGTTGTCTGCATCTACAGTAATAAAATATTCTGTTTCGCTTAGTGCGGCACAGGCTTTATGCGCGGCATCACTGCCTTTAACTCCGTGTACACGTTTTGCCCAGGGTGCCTTTGTTAGCAAATCGGCGTAATTTTTTTCTGCGTTAGGCTCATCATAACTTAGAAAGATGATGTCTTGTTCTATAGTTTTAATCATTTATTTCTAATCCATATTTTTTAAAAACAGCTCTAGTAACAATTTTTATTGAATTTATATTTTCTTCTTCTTTACAACTAGACTGTACTGTTACGCTGTTGTTCAATGATAAATCTTCACATGAAATTGTTATAGTCCTAAATAATCTACTTAAATTATTGCTATCAACTACAAAAAATAACAACGGAACATCGTTCATATCTTCAATAGCTTTTTTAGATACTTCATTTATTCTAAATGTCCAGCAGCTCGGTTCCCATGAAACAACCAAGTCAGTAGACTTGGTTGGCTTGCTTTCAATAATAGTGTACACATTTTTAGACGCAGTTTCTTCGGCGCCTAGCATTGGAACTAGAATGCTTGTTAACTTACCATTCAGTTTTTTCCTATCTACTATGAAGGAGTGAGTTTGAATTACACCGTCTACAAAATCTGTGTATTGTTTGAAGGTTATTTCAACACTGTGCTTATGATAAGTTTTTGAAAAACTGTTACCCACGCTATAGATTTGTTTAGTATCCTTATTAAAGTGAGCATAAAATTTTTGGTCAGTAGTCATGAGCAAGATCCTGTAATTTTTTTAACATGCTATCTGAAATAAAATTCTTTTCTACGTAATGAAACAATTTGTGTTGCTTTATATTGCCTACGAACAGTTCTCCTTGATCGTTAAGCAACACTGGCACAGTATCATACCAAGTAGATGCTGCAAAGGGCCAATCTTGCAACGGAAGTTTCATGTGTATAAATTCAAAGGGACTATTAACATCTAGAACAGTTTCTTGTAATCCCATCATTTCAATAGCTATAGCAGTTGCTAGGTCCATGCTAAGCCAATTTTGATATTCTCTAATAGCAAACCGGTCATAACACCAGTTCCAATTATTACAAATAAATTCCAGTATCTTGTAAAACTCATATGCGGTCTGCGATTTTCTAAAATAGTGTAGGCCAAAGTACGGGTTGGTTAACCCGTTAGCTATAAATGTCTTACGATGAAATTGATCTATCGGTATATGGTCTAACTTATGATTTCTGATGCGTGAACAAAATACTAAATCACGATTAGCACAATAGTCCCACCATAGTGATATATCCTCTAGCATAAGCATGTCAACATCTAATACTATAGTTTCATCATACGGGCTAACGTGATAAAATTTCCACCTGTTTTCGATCTTCCATTCGGAATCTTTAGCATCGTCTTGGAATGGGATTGGAATTATTTGGTCAAATACTTTTCTATACTTTGCAGGAACTTTAGCATCAGTGATCAACGATATGTCTTTGACCGCTAGTTGGCTAGAACGAATACTTAGTGCCAGGGCGTAGGCTTGTTTCAGATAGTCTACCCGATCATTATTTTGTGCTAGTACTAAAAATCCCTTAGACACCTTGACCCCCGGATATAAATCTTAGCAGACTAATTTTATTCATTACATGAACATCTAGGCCCCCTGTACTACCTGCAATATACTCGCCTTTGTAATTCCGTTTCTCAGTTAAAAATCTTAATTTATTACCTTTAATATCAACCAATATATCACTGTCAGTTAAGTAGACCATTTTTCCAGGCAACTCCTTGACAAAATCGCCTACACAATTTCCTTCCATCAAATGGATTGCAATACTGAACGCAAAGTCATTTCTAAATGCAGGAGCATCTATAGAATATAATGTTCGATAGTAAGGCCAGTTCGCCCTTATATACCCTATAAGATCAAAAAAGCGTTTTGTCAGTTGATTCTTTTTAAAAATAAATGTAGTAGCCCAATAAAACGGAATAGAATATTTACTAATTCTTACAAACGTGCTTGAATCTCTATTATATGCCAAATCAAGATGCTGTTTATATATTTGAAAATCATGATCCAACGACAGTGATTGTTTTAAATTTGTAGAATTAATCATATAATCACTATCAATAACTAATGTAGTATCATACGGGGTAAGGTCGTACACACTAGTTCTTGAAAAATTGTTCCAGCTGGCTACTTGATAAGACAATGCACCATCACTAAATTTTTTAGTTTGACCGTGAGATATCTTTGGTATCTCAATAATTTTATCAAAGTGATGCTGTGGAATATTTTTAATTAACCAATTTTTATTATCAGTTACTAGACTAACTGGAATGTCTAAGAATGTTTTCGCCCTAAAAGCGGCATAGTCGGCCATCTTTACATAGTCGATTGCACTGTTATTCTGTGCAAATATAACAGCGCCGGTTGTCATAGATTGACTATGTCCTCAACTTTTCTTTTAGATTTTAAAACAGCATACTTGGCTGCATACTCATTTAAAGCTTCAAAGTAAATGCCTGTGATAGTATCAAAAAAATCTTGTACATCTGCGATCATTACCGGAAGATTATTACTATCGATAAAGGCCACATCGGTAGTCTGATCAATGTCTAAAAGTGTTTTTGTAAAGTTAATTAACTCTGGAGTTATTTTAAATGTAGCTCCATTAGTATAGAATATTAGTTTTTGATTATATTCTTCTAAAATTATGCGTCTTTGATTTGATAGCGTAGCCATATAATTGGCTGTAGCAAACGCCTTTTCAATTTTATCATCCATAAGTAACCCCGTAGTGTACAAGTGTACGCTACAGTAATTAGCTTGTCAAGAATTTAGAGTGTTGTAGAAGTGACTGTTGGCAAAGTAACTGCTACTCCGCCATTTAGAGCATAAACTGCTTCAACTTTACTGTACAAAGTTCCAGTTACGTTTTCGTCAATTGCCCATGCTGTGTTAGCAGTGTGTCCTGCGAAGCTAGGAGCCGCACCAGATGCAGCTTCAGATACACCGGTTGATAGATCTCTAAATGTAATTACAAATTCTATTATTTGATTATTACCACTATTAGTAATTTTAGATTTAATATCATACTGGTTTGGTGAATATAGATCGGAACCTGCTAGTGCAGTTGAATAGAAACTATATTGAGTACCTAAACTTTGCAGCTGTGGATAATATCCAAGAGGCGCGGCAAATACTCCCTGGCCCGGTGATGCTGTTGAATTATTATATGTATATGTGATATTACCCATATTTTTTAATAAGATATTCCAACTCAAGTTTTTACTACCTAAGCTGCCATTTTGCGTGTTTGTTGGATAGTCATCATAACGTCCGGCTGAGAATCTAATATAGCCGCCGGTATTAAAAAAGAATCTAGCTACATCTTGACCAGTAATACCTGGAAAGTCCGACTGCTGAGCAGCAGTAGGAGCAAAGGTCATAGTGACTGTGTGGCTAATAACTCCGTTCCAAGCAGTGGTACGAACACCGACACTAGTCGATCCTGTAGGATTTAACAAATTGGTAGTACCTGATTGTCCAGCGCCCATTAGGAATCTGTTACCTACATCGGCTGCAGCTTGTGCCATTGC